GTAATTACATCATCCCCAAGTAAAGGATCTAAAGAGTTGTCAGCAAGGGTCGGCGCCCCCCCCCGCCGGAAAGGGCGGCCCCGGTCAAGGCGACCGCCCACCCATGACGAGGGCTGACAACTCTCAAGGCAAAGGAAACAAAGGAAATAAATGAAACAAGAAGGAAATCGAAAGTAAAAAAGCTTGCAGACGCAGGATCAGTTTCCCGCTCGGCCCAGCTGCTCAACCCTTCCGCAGTCCTTCAACCTTCCATCCGAACCCCCAGCTATAGCTCCGGTGCCAGTACCGGCCGCCGCCGATCCGGACCGCGATGAACACGACCGGAGCCAGCAGCTTGGCGGTCAATCCGGGACGGCGCAGGCTGCACACGAAGAACCGCCAGTCCGCACCAGTCCGCTCGCGGAAGTTTTCCCAGGCGGAGGCATCGGGCCCGGAGCCGAAATGGTACTCCACGTCGTGGTCGAAACAGCACGGCTCAATGGGCGTCTCGCTGTGGAACAGCCGCTTCCACCACTCGGACAGGCCGCCCGAGCAGCCGTCGCTCTGGAACGCAGCGCCGGGCAGCTGGGCGGTGAAGTCGTATCTAGCCATACACCACCTCCAGCGCCTCGATGGCGGCGATCGCCCCGGCGTAATCCGGCTCGGTCACGTCTTCACCTTCCACCATGGCCACGGCCGCGTCGAGCCGGTCCTGGTAGCCGTTCTGGAGGCCGACCACGCCGTGGCTCGCCGTCGCCCAGGCGACCCGGTTGTCGTGGACGCGCTGCGCCTGTTCGGTGACGGTCAGCTCCTGGCCGCCTGCTTCGACCCGCTTGGCCACCATGGCGGCCAGGTTCACGGCCTCGGCCTCGGAGAGCGTCCCGGCCAGGACGGCCTCGGCCTCCGCGATCTGCGTCTCCCAGGTCTCGCGGACGACCGGCCCGTACTCCGGCGCCATGGCCGCGAGGAAGGTGTCCGCCCCTGTGGTGATCTCCCGCTGTCTGGTCGCCTTCAGGTTTTCGTACTTGGCCGCCTCGTCCACCACGGATTCCACGACCGTCTCGCGGTAGATCAGGTCCTCGCCCTTGTCCCACGTGGTCCGGGACGTGGTGAACGGCTCGCGCTTGACCGGGGTGGCCTCGTTGTAGCCGATCTCGTCCCACTGCTCGCGGGTGAGGCTGTGAAACCTGCGGTTGTAGCCCTGGTATTCGACCTTGGCCGGAGAGCTGACCTTGAAAGTTCCGTCCGGATATCTAAACATCGTATCCTCCATCGAACAGGGGTTCTTCCTTCCTGACCTTGCTGACGATCTTCTCCCGGTACACGCAGTCCTTGCCCTTGACGTACTGGGTTCGATACGTGGTGAACGGCTCGCGCTTGAGCATCTCGACCTTGTTGTATCCGAGCTTGTCCCACTCTTCCGGGGTCAGGCTGTCGCCGCCCCGCCTGATGCCGTTCTGGGTAACGACAGGCGGAAGATCCGCGTGAAAGCTCCCATCGGGGTAAATGTACATTGCCGCTCCTTTAAAGAGGTTGGTCCAACAGTATTTCTATCGCGTTCGGGGCGTCCTGCGATTTCCTGATGAGGAAGTCGCCGTCCCTGAAATTGCGGATCTTCATGAGCTGGGTGCAGGTAAAGAGGCCGCTCTTCTTCCTTGCGTCCCTGGTGATGGTCCACGTGGACCGGTCCCACTCCGGCGTGAACTGCAGGATGACCTTGTCCCGTTCGATGAAGACGTAGAAGTTTTCGTTGAACGAGAGCCTGTCGATCATGTCCAGGGCCGCCGCGTTGAAGCGGATCCTGGCCTTGCAGAACTTTGCCTTGGGCCGGGAGGTGACGACCTTCTGTTGCTTCCGGATCAGGCGGAAGGAGTACCCGTCGCATTCCAGGACCTCGCCGGACAGGGACACCCCGTCGAGATCCAGGGGCTCGTCGAAATAGGCGATGGCCCCGTAGTCCACGTCCATGGCTTCGTCCACGTCGTGCCAGCGCCGCATGGCTTTCGCCTGCTTCGAGGTGAAGCTCGAACAACAGACCTGCAGAACCCCTTTGGTCCCGTGATGAACCAGATACGAGTCTTCCCCTTCGTCCTGGCGGAACCGCAACAGCAGGGCTTTTTCAGCGACATAGACATCGACGAAGAGCAGGTACGACAGGCGGAAGACATCCTTCGCGGCCGAGTTGAGCTGCACGCTGTTCGGCCAGAACCGGACAGCGGCGTCGGCCATGGTGTAGCCGCGCTCCTTGATCAGCTGCTGTTTCTTGCTGCCGTCGTACCAACCCATGCGGGACGCCCCTATGCCGCCACGTTCTGCAGGGACACGATGGTCATGCGCGAGTTGAACACCTCGACCACGATGCGGATCTCTCCCGCCGCCGCGTCCGGATCGGAATAGGCGTCGACCGACTTGAAGGAGGTGGACAAGGCCAGATCGTTGCCGTCCGGATAGACGTGGAACACCAGCGTCCCGGTCCATCCCGACGGAAGGGTGAAGTTCGCGGAAAAGGCGCTCGATGCCGTCAGTGTCCACGAGATGTGGTTGCGGGTGACGGTCAGGCCGGACAGATCGGTTCCCGTGTACGTCTGGGCCTCGTCGCCGTACACGGCCTGCAGCATGTCGGCGGTGTCCGCCTTGAGGATGTCCGCATCCGCCGGTTCCCCGCCCAGGTTGCCGAGCGCGGTCGGCGCGTCGGCCACGTCCGCGAGGTTGTTGGATGCCTGCAGCGCGCCGGCGGATCCCGTCTTGATGGTGCGCACCTCCTCCAGGATGTCGTCCTGCGCCTGCTTGGCCTGGCCGTTGGTGGTGGAGGTGTCGGTGAAAATGCCGGAATCAGGGAGAGTCATATCAATGCCCCTTCATGTTGAAAATGTCGATGGTCGCCTGCGCGGCCCCAACGGCGGCAAGCGTGGGTCCCAGGTCGGGATCCTTGTCCAGCACGCGGACGCCGGTCGCATCGAACCCGTCGTCCTGGAGGGTGATCGAGCCGATGTAGTCGATGGCCCGGTACGTCTTGGTGATCGGCAGCCTGGTTCCGGCCGCCGTGATGACCACGTCGTCGAACGATTCCACGATGTCCGGCACGTCGAGGTTCACGGACAGTCCGGAGATGACGCCCTGGCGGCTGCCGGAATCGATCGAGATCCGGAAGTCCAGGGCCTCGCGCCCGACGTCCACGCCGCCGCCCGGCATGCTGGCCCAGGGCGAGGGGCCGCCCAGGTACGCCTGGCCGTCGTTCGGCAGGTACGCGATGTCGTCGTGGTCGAGGTAGCTTTCATCGCCGCCCCGCCTGCGGTATTCGATCATCCATCCGTCGCCGGAGATCTTCGAGGAAAGATACAGGACGCCCGGGACGGCCTCGCCGTCGGGGACGTAGGAGAACTCGTACTCGGCATCCTCGTAGTTCAGCGGCAGGTACGCCGCCGTGGACTGCGGCAGGTAGAGCGCGTCGTCGTCCGGCAGGTAGACCTCGCCGGTATCGTCGGCGGTCAGGTTGCCGTCCTCGTCGATGGCGGCGCGGGTAATCGTTCCGGGGAAACCGGCCGCCTTGATGTCGTCCGCCAGCACGAGGTTGTCCGGGCTGTACTCCCCGAGGTTGAGCACGAGGAACGACGTGGCCGCGGAAAGGATCCCGGCCACGTCCACCGGCCGGACCATGATCGTGGTCACGGACGCCCCAAGGCTCTCGATGGAGATGTTGCGTTCCGTCAGGATCGCGCCGGGAGACGGGTAGTCCGCGCCCTTGTTCCAGTTCCTGGTCTGGCCGGAGAGCACCCGGACGCGGTAGCCGGCCAGATCCAGGGGCGGGTTGTCGTAGAGCCAGCAGACCTTGTTGCCCTGGCGGTACAGGCCGTCGAGATTCGGCGGCGGCGTGGTCTTGCCGACCACGGTATGGCCCGCCACCGTCGCCCATGCGGAGGCGACGCCGGTGGTGAAATTCCTGGCCCGGATGCGCACGTCGTAGACGCTGCCGTCCTCCACTCCGGTGATGATGACCGGGTCGCCAGCGATCACGCTGGGGGCGCTGGTCCATGCCGTCTCCCCGGCAGGGCGGAACTGCGCCTGCACGCTGTCGACGGCGGCGGAACCCGGTCCGATGGAGTAGCTCACCTGGATGCGCGACACGAGCGTGCCGTCCGCGCCGCGCACCAGCACGCCCTCGTCGCTGCGCACCAGGGTGATGGACGGCGTGGGGACGGATCGGCCCCTGGTCACGTCGAGCCGGACGGGAGGCGCGTAGGCGGGGATCTCGCCGGACACGGACGCCTCGATCTCGTCCATGGCCGAGGGGATCAGCGTCAGCTCCGCAGTGAGGTTCTCGCCGGGCGTGATGGCGGACACGAGGTATTCGTCGTACTCCTCGCCCAGGATGGACACCGAGCACAGCGCCCCGAGCTGCGGCGACGGCTTCGAGGTGATCACGTAGGAAAAACGGAGCACGTCGTTTTCCTCGCCGTATTCGGGCGCGATCTCGTAGGTGGTCAGCCGCGACGTGTTGTCCCGGATGGCGATGCCGTACCGGGCCGGGGCCGGATCGGAAAAGATGACCGTGTCGTCGATCTGCACGCCGGCGGGCACGAGCGGCTCGTCGTCCTCGCCCAGGGGGATGTCCTCCGCGCGCCCGACGAGCACCTCCCCATTGTCGAACACAATCCAGGAATCCGGGATCTCGTCACCCATCTCGGCCAGGGCATCTTCACCAATGTCGAACAGCAGCCGCAGGATACGGGCCGAGCCGAACACGTTCATCAGCACGTCCGAAGCCACCCCGACCAGGGCGCCGCGATGCGCGGCCAGCCACTCCCAGTCCGTGGACAGGGTGATGCCCAGCTGCCGGTGCAGGATCTTGGCCAGGTGCCGCCGGCCCATCTTCCAGATGGCGGCCCAGTTGGTGACGCCCGGGTAATCCCAGGACACGATGTCCACGGCGTTGTTCTCGTCGTAGCCGTCGGCGTAGACGAAGCCCTCCTTGGTCTCGTAGTCGTCGTCCTCGTCCACGTAGGAGACGCGCAGCGCGTGCGGCAGCTCCATGAAGCCGCGCTTGATCTTGCATCCCCAGGAGTTGCGCGGGGTGAAGAGCTGCTTGATGGTCTTGCCCGGCTGATCGATGGTCGCGCCCCACAGCCCGTCGACGTCCGTGGTCACGGCGGCCCGTCCGGCGGAAAGGATCTGCGTCAGCCGCTCCCACACCCGGGTCTCGCTGTCGCAGACGTAGTTGAATTCGTGACCCTGGGCGGCACACCACTCGGCGAGCTCGGCCAGGGTGGTGTCGTCCATCTTCGTCTCGGTGTACGGCTTGGCCATGCCGCTCCGCGTGGTGAGCAGGTAGCGCATCTGGTCGGCGGGATTGGCGGTCTCGGCCACGGTCTCCCATCCGGTCCCGTCCCAGGACGGCAGGTTCGACGAGCACAGCGCGTTGAAGTCGTCGACGTATCCGGACAACTGGTCATTGGCCTTGATGCGCAGCTCGGACACGCAGATGGGGATCGGCGTGTTGAACGCGGGCTTGTTGAGGACGGCGCGGGCCACGGACCACTTGGCGGTGTCGTAGACGTACTGGCTGTCGGAGTCCTCCGTCACCCTGCGGATGCGGACCTCGTAGGTGTCCAGGTCCAGGTCCTCGATGCGGAACGTGGAGACGAACTCCTTGGTCTGGGCGCGGGTCACGGAGAACGTCCCGAGGCCGGAATCGATCCAGGTCGCCGTACCCACGGCGCGGTACTGCGCCTCGAACTCGACGGTCCGGTCCCCGCGCGCTCCGGAGCTGCTGTTGATGGTGGTCAGGCCCCTGTCGAAGGCGATGTCGAACGACAGCTCCTCGGCCTCGCCTACGGTCCTGGTAACCCATCCGCCCGACTCGGTCAGGGCCGCGCCCACGCTGCTCTCGTTGTACGACTTGGCGAACAGCGTCAGGTCGTCCCCGGTGGTGGCCTGGTGGAATTCGTGGGTGACGTCGGTGAACTCGTCCAGGGACGTCTCGTCGATGCGGAAGTCGGAGACCACGATGTCCTTGTGCCCCCAGACCACGAGCATGTTGAAGAACTGGTCCTCGCCTTCCCACACGGTCCAGCTCTTCGCGCCCAGGGGCGGCGTGTGTCGATGGGTGCCGAGCACCAGCGGGACGTACCCGTAGAGGTTCGCCGAATTCCTGGCCCCGGTGATGGAGTAGGTCGGCGACTCGCTCCCCGCGTCGTAGGTCGACGAGCCGATCGACGGCGCGGCCTGGCCGAACAGGGCACCGGTGACATACGACCCGACCATCATCAGTCCGCCGGTCACGGCCGCCGTCATCCATGAGGAAATGTAGAACTGCCCGGCGGCCAGCGGGCCGACGAAACCGGCCTCGACGCCGCCCAGGGCTCCAAGGATGGCCGGGGCGGCGTAGGACGCCACCGCCATCACCGCGATGGCCGCGATCATGCCGACCGGGCTCTTGCCGCCGCCACCGCCGCCGCGCACCGTGCGCAGGACCTCGATGCGCACGCCGGGAACGGGCCGGGTCTCCGCCCAGCGCTTCCTCGGGATTTCCACGCCGTCCACGCGGCACCGGGCGTAGCGCAGCAGGGAGCGCGCCTGGGCGGGGGTGTACACCCGGTCCCGGCGCAGCCGTCCCACGGCCTCCTCGACCACGGTCTCCAGCGTCGTCCCGGCCATGGCTTCAAAAAAGACCGGGCGCGTGGAGTCGAAGCGCCGCCCCATGACGGCGACGGTCTGGTCAGCGCGCATCGACATGCCTGAGCACCCTCGAAAGTCTGCGGCCCCACCGGGCCGTGTCGTACCGTTCCTCGGCGACGGCCATGCCGTCCACGACGTGCAGCATGGTGCCGGGCCGCAGGTAGACCCCGACGTGGGCCTCCACCCCGGCGCGACGAAAGATCATCACGTCCAGGGGACGCCACGGCCCGTCGGTCACGTCCACGTTCCAGGACTCCTCGGCCACGCCGTCCACCAGGTGGTCCACCTCGCCGCGCGCGTAGGCGTCGGAGTATCGGTCGCCCAGGTCGGGCATCCCGATCCCCAGCTCCTCGCGGTAGACCAGATGCACCAATCCCCAGCAGTCGCATCCGTTGCGGTCCGTGCCGTGGTCCAGGAAGGGGATGCCGATGTACTTGCTCGTGTCCATGCCGCCGCCTAGTCGAAGAGGTTGGGGAAGTACGCCGGGACGAACCGCAGCCAGGGCATGGGCTCGTTGGAGGCGATGTTGTTGATGATCGTAACGTCGGCCATGGAGGCGTCCCACTCGGCGCTCCCGAGCTCCATCTCCGGCCAGGAGACTTCGACCTCGTCGGGCGTCTCCGCGTTGACGAACTCCAGGGTGATCCGGGGGTACTCCTCATCCACCATCTTGAGGTACGGCGTGACCATGCGGCCCACGTTGGCGAAGGAGACCTTGCCCTCGGGCGGGCTCTCGTCCGACGATGTGGGCAGGGACGCGCTGATGGGCACGAACAGGTACTGCCCGCCGCGGCTGACGGTGCCCATGATCGGCTCGCCGGTGTCCGCATCGTTGTACAGCCATTCGGTCGGGTCGGTGGACAGCCGCACCGGCTCGGTCCAGGAGTCGTGGGTCATGGTGATGAGCACGACGTCCCGGTCGGACGTATCCTGCGCCATCATGGCGGTGGTGGTTCGCGGGGAAAGAGCCATGCCTGCCTCCTACGTCAGCGGCGCGTCGGGCCAGTATTTGATGGTCAGGCCGATGATCCACTTTCGGGTGAGGCCATGCGGATCCTGGGTGTACAGGCCGGAGTCCGCCGGGACGATCTTGGCCCGGACGTACCCTTCAAGACGGGGGTGCGGCCAATCGAACCACAGCGAGCCGTCCTGGATGACGTCCCTGCAGAACGTCTCCAGGGCGGTGACCTGGTCGGAGGACATGGAGTACCGGACAGTCACCTGTCTCGGCTTGGGTCCGCGCCGGCGGGTCTTGTCGTCGCCGGAGTCCATGGACAGCGTCAGCAGCCGGTTCGGATAGGGATTCGAGAACCCGTCGTACAGAGGGGCCTGGGGAAGCGCTGTGGGCCAAACGGACGCCATGCTCTACCTCCTGACAACCTGTTGTTTCGCGCCGGTGCTGGAACGCATGGCCCGGTTGAGCGACGTGCCGGGCGTGGCGAGCTGCTTGGCCGCGGCGTCGCCGATCATGACGTCGAGCCGGGAATTGCCGTAATTGTCGGTGCTCTTGCGCGTGGTCACCGCCTGTCCCGTACCGTTGTGGATGATCACCTGGACATTGCTGCCGCCACCGTTGCCGCCGCCCACGGCCTGCACGCCGAGATCGCCGGAGGCCGTCCTGGCCAGGGGGAACACGCCTTCCGTGCCGGCCTCTCCGAGTACGCCGCCGTTGGCGAACCTGGAGTAATGCCGGTCAAATCCAAAAAAGGTGGGGCTGCTGTAAATCCCGTTGGACAGCGAGGAGATGCCCCGGCCGGAAAGGACGTTGCCCTGGGCGGACCCGAGCAGGCCGTCAAAGATATCGCCGATGCCGCCGGTGAGGAATCCGGCAACGGGCTGGGCGATCTTGATTTTGACCATCTCGGCATACACCGCGTTGAAGAAATCCATGGCCGAGATCGTGGCCCCGGTGAAGGTGTTGGTGATGGTGGTCTCCAGGCCGCCGTAGACGGTCCGCGCCATATCGGCCTGAGCCTGCATGGCGTCCATGGAATCCTCGGCATAGACCTGCCATGCCGTGCGGCTCTTTTTCGCCGCTTCGACGGCGGCCTGCGCCGCCCGCTTCGAGGCCTCGATCTGCTCCTGGTTGATGGCGGCGATCTGCCGGGCGAGCCCCGCATCGAGCGCCGTGGTATCCAGTCCAGCTTCGGTGGCCTGCTCCTTCAGGTCGTCGTAATAGCGCGTGGCCTCGCGCCGCCGGAATTCGTACTCGTCCAGGGTGTAGCGTTCGATCTCCCGGCTTATCTCCTCCTGCGCGGCCGTGGCGTCCGCCACCTTCTGCACATTGGCTTTGGCCTCCTCGTCGGCGATGGACGCCAGAGACAGGCGGCGGCGCTCCCCGGCCTGGGCGATCAGCTCCTCACTCTTGCCGGCGATCTCCAGATCCTTCTGGTAGGTCCGCTCGGCCTCGGCCCTGGCGAAGGCGTACTGGTCAAGGGTCAACCGCTGGGTCTCGCGGGTCAGGCTTTCCTGGAGCTTGAGCTGCTGGTCGGACAGAGGGGTTGGAGGGGTGACCGGCTCGGTCCACGGCGTTGGGCGCGTACCGGAGTATTCCTTGTTGCGCGGGTCAACGGACTCCGAAGGGGGGCTGGCGATGAGGAGCGATTTCGGGAGGGATTGTGCCTTGGCGGCCTCAAGCGCCGCCTTGTAGTCGTCGGTCATCTTTCCGGAGAAGTCGTTCTTCCCCGACAGGACGCCCGGCAGGATCTTCCACATGAATTCACGGTAGCTCTTGTCGATAGAGCCACCCGGCATGAAGTCTCCCAGCGTCGTTTCCTTGTACCCCTCGGGAGCGGCCATCAGCAGCCCGGACTTCTCGGCCGCGATCTCCATGATCTTCTGCAGTTCATCCGTTCCGCGCTTGATGACGTAGAGAGCCGATATGATCTTGGCAGGCCCGAAGGATCCGAAGAGCTTGTATCCGATGTAACCGAGTCCGGCGGTTTGCAACAGGCCGCTGTCCGCAGCGCCGGACACGATCCCCTTGAAGCTCTTGACCTGTTCGATCGTTCGCCGGACGTATTCGGGCACATCCTGGGTAAGCAGTTCTCGGTTCGCTCTGACCCATTCAAAGGTTCCGTTGGCGATATCGATGATGTCGGGGGACAGCTCGGCCAGGGTGGACCGCAGGCGGGCCTTGACCAGCATCTCCATCTTGGTCAGCTGGTCGTTCGCCTTTTCGGAGCTGCGCACCAACCGTTCTTCGACGACCAGGCCAAGCTCGTTGGCCTCGCGCCGCATGCCGAGCAGCTGGGCGGACCCGCCGCGCAACATGTTGACCAGCGCCGCGCCCTCGCTGTCGAACAGCTTGAAGGCGATGCGCAGGGCCTCCTGGTCGGACTCGGCGTTCTTGATCACCTCGGACCAGTCGCCGAGCAGGTCGATGTTGGAGCGCATGGACCCATCGGCGTTGCGCAGTTCCACGCCGTACTGCTTGGACGTCTTGAGCAGTTCGCCCTGGCCCTGGGCCACCTCGCCCAGTCTCCGGGAAAACCGCTGCATGCCCATGTCCAGCTGGTTCTGCGCCACTCCGGCCAGATTGGCCGCGTAGCGCAACTCCTGGAGTTGGTCCGTGGTCAGGCCGACCTTGTCCGCCACCTTGCCGATCTTGTCAGTGGCCTCGATGGACTGCCGGACCATGGCCGCCATGCCGGCCACCGCTCCGCCCATCAGGGCGTTGCGCATGGAGAACAGCTCGCTGGTCAGGTTGCGGCTGACCAGCCCGATCCGGCGCATGGTACTGGTGGCCAGGTCCTTGGCGGATACGATGATCTGTGTCTGTGCGGCCATCTATTACCCCGATTGACTTTTGATATCCCGTGACCTATTTGTTGATCATGAAGCCGATCAGCCCCGGAGACACCTACACGCGCGAGCAGATGCTCGACCCGAAGCTGCACGAACCGCCCACTGCGGGCGAATTGCTTGATGCGTCGTTCGACGCTGCGGGGAAGGGTGCCAAGGCCGGATTCGGAGCTGTCGGGAAGATCCTCAAGTTCATCTTCTGGACCGTCATCTTCCTGGCCGCCCTCAAGTTCCTGCTCCCGCTCTTGTAGCCCGCCGCCGCTCTTCCATCCGTTCCGCCTGCCGTTCCAGCACGGCCCCTTCCAGGACCTGCACCTTTGCGAACGTGCGCGGGGTGCAACGCACCGGCGGCATGAGCATGGCCGCCGTCTCGCGGATGACCGAGTAATCCAGCCCGGTGACGCCGAAGCCCGACGACCGCCACTGCGTGGACAGGCCGCACCACAAGCGCCACGCCGCCGTGTTTTCCGGCCAGAGCTCCGGCCCCTGTCCGTACTCGCACGCCTCGCACTCCGCCCCGGATTCGCCGCACGTCCGGCAGTAGTCTAGTCGGTCCGGGTCGGTTCGCCATGCCCAGACCTCGTGAAGTTTTTTATTTCGTCCCGCAGCCCGAAGGTGGCCATGGTGATCATGGCGTTCAGGGTGTTGACGTCGCGGGTGGACCCTTTGAGCCGCGCGTAGACGTCCTCGCCGTAGGCCGTCTCGATGACCCACTGGGCCACTTCGAGCCCCTTGATCGGGTCGCCCTTGGCCTCGGCCTCGCGGCGCAGATATTCCTTGGAGTCATCCACCCCCAGGGTCAGGCATTCGTTCGGGTTCTTGGGGAAGGTGAATTCGCTCATGTGCTACTCCGTCCAGGTTTTGATTTCGTTCTTGAGGGTGACCACGATGGCCGATCCGGCCGCGCCGGTGTCGTAAAACGCCCGGTACCCGAACTCCTCCTTGATGCCCTTGGGACCGGAGAATCCGGGCGTCTTGCGCTCGATCTCGGTCTCCTCCATGGACACGGTCAGGCCGTACCCGCCCTTGTACCAACCGAATTGCAGTGGGGCGCGGGTCTCGGCCTCGGCCCGGTCCAGGAACCGGGTGGAGGTGAACAGGCCGGAGATGTTGCCGGACAACCCCATGATGCCTTCGGGCAACGCCACGCGGCGGCCGCCGGACCCGATGGTGTACTGGTCGTCGCCGTCGTCCAGGTCGGCGTTGATGCTCAGCGTCAGGGAATTCATCCGGTTGCCGATGGTCTCGCCGTTGTCGACCACCCGGGCGTCCCCCTGGCTGAAGCGCACCATCGGAAACTGCACGGCCACGTCGCCCTCGTCGGCGTCGAAGGGATCGGAACTCTTTTGCTCGTCCACCCCGACCAGAGACAGGGAAACGCTCACCACGCCGGAGCCGCCCGCCGACAGATCGGCGGATCCCACCTTGAGGCCGTAGGCGTGCAGGTACAGCGGGATGTCGGGGAACCGCTTCTCCACGGTGATGGACGGCATCTCGAAATCGAGCGAGTCGTCGATGGCGTAGACGTGCTCGTAAAACAGGCAGTCCGCGACCTCGTCGCCGTTCAGGGTTTCGGCCGCATAGGTCGCGGTGACCGCGATCACGCTGGTCGTGGTGCCGCGCTTGATCGTGTAGGTCGCGTCGTAGTTGTCGGTCCCGGCCACGGTGATCTCTGCGCCCACGGGCAGGCCGTGGCCGGCGCAGGGCAGGCCGACCAGGCCGCCGCCAATGTTGGTCACCGCCTCGGCGTCCAGGGTCACGCGCCGCGCCGGCGTCACGGTGTCCGACGAGGACACCAGTTCGGCGGCGTAGGTGGCGGTGATGACCAACTGGTTCGCAGAGGTTTCCGGGGCCAGGGTGTGATAGCCGTCGTAGCCGACAGTGCCGTCGATGAGCACGGTCGTCCCCGGCTCAAGCCCGTGCGCGGTGGCGGGCAGCCCCACCTTGCCGCTGCCGAGATCCACGGCGTTGTCGTCGTCCAGGTTCACCGCGCCGACCACGGTGGTGGTGGGCGCGCCGAAAAGCGCCTTGAACCACAGGCCGATGGCGTGGGCGTCCACCGGCACGGTCGCGGAGCCGGATTCGTCGATGTTGCCGCGCACCGGAGCCGAGGGGTTCCGGCTGCCGCGGATCAGCGGATCGTCTTCCAGCGCCTGGCTGGCGCTCGGCTCGAACGTGTTGAACGGGATCAGGTACGGTTTCCGGGTCCCCTTCGCGTTGATCGCACCGAAGGCCGTCTCGAAGCCCATCAGGGCCTTGCCCTTGAATCCTTTTGCCTGAGTCATGGTCGCCTCCTAAAGCCCCAACGTGTTGGGGATGTTGACGGTGATGAAAATGTGCCGCTCGAAGTAGCCCCTGCCGGGGTTGGACTTCTCGGCCTGCCAGTCCGACAGGGGGTATTCCAGCGCGGACAAATAGCCGCGGACGATGGCTTCCATCCGTTTGAGGGTCTGGCCGCCCCGGTATCGAACGCCGCGCCCGTCGTCGTCGGACGTCTTGGCTTTGTCATTGATGCCCAGCACCACCATGACCACGTGCGCCCCCATCTCGATCTCCTCGCCATCCCGGTCCGAAATGGGGATGACCCCGATGAAGGGCGCGTCGCGGCTGCCCTCCGGATCGCGCGGATCGAAATCCAGGAAGAGGCTCGGCTTGCATCCGAACTCCGCTTCGCAGAAATCGTTGACCTCCACGGACGAAAGCAAACCTTCGTACCAGGCGGTGGCGATGTCGCAGCTGTCGGTAAAGTCCATGTCCGTCTCCTATGCAGCCTTGCCGAAGCGGCTTTCGCTCCGGCCAAGGTATTCGGAAATCTTCGTCTCGATGCGCCGCCCGATCTCTTCACGGGAGTCCTCGAACACAGGGCGGATCAGCTCGCGCCCCTTGGTCTCGATGGTGGCGCCCTTGGGGATGCCCAGCCCGGAGGCAGCGAAAAATCGTTTCATCTTGCCCGTGACCTGGGTGGAGAACCCGGCTTGCAGCTTGGCCGCCTTGGAGGCGGCGGACGACGACAGCCACCCGACCCGCACCCGCATGAGCGTCTTGTCGCGCTTGTAGCCCACCGCCTTGACCAGGGCGCCGAAGGCATGGGTTGCCGGGGTGCGGAGGCTCTTGCCCAACCGTTCGCGCTTGACGTCGTCCAGGGTGCGCAACCGTTGGATGTCGGACAGCGGCGGCCAGTTGGTATGCGGCGGATTCTCCTCGTAGGCCGCGTCCTGGATGCGTTTGCGCAACCACCATCCGACCGACCCCAGGGCCTTGGTGAATTCCTTGGGGAACGACTTGGCTAGGTAGGTCAGAAACGGCGTGACCCCGTCCCGCACGGTGACCATGGTCCCGGTCTTGGCATCGCTGAACGAGTAGTTCCGCCCCTTGATGTTGACGGTGTCCAGGCTCATCGGAACGTCCCCCGCTGCCCGGCCACGCATCGGCACACCCACCAGGAAGTCTCGGAGGAGGCTGGCGGGATGGGATGGACGGTCCGAATCTCGCACTCGTGCCCATCGAACAGGAAAGTATCATCGGCGGTCGGTTCCGCGCCGACGTCGGCGGGCCGCACCTTGATCTCCACGTGGTGCGCCTCGCCCTCGAAGAACGGATCACCGGCCCACCCGGGCGGAGTCGGTCCGTAGCCGTAGTCCAGGACCACGGCGTCAAACGGATCGAGGGGATCCTCGCCGCTACGGGTGAATTCCACCTCGCGCCCGAACTGGGAGAGGACGGTGTCTGCGGCAGAGGTGAACTCGGTCACTTGTCCCCCTTCACGGCATCCCGAATGCCTCGGATAGCGCCCGGCAGATAATCGCCGATCTTCTTGACGCCAAGCACGGCGGCCACCAGCCAGGACGTGATCTCGATGATGTAGTCCGGCATGGTGGTTTCCCAGGTGTGGAACACCTTGGCAGCGCTTTCAGGGTCAAAAGCCGACCAGACCCACAGACCGAGCACGGCATAGAAAAGGATGTCGTCCTTCCAACCGGCTCCGGCGATCTGCTTCATCTCCCACTCGTGGTTGTGGTTTTGCTCATCCTTGAGCATCCTGACCCGGTTTTCGGTCTCGGCCTTGGCTATCTCCTGCTTGCCTTTGAACCAATCGGTCACTCCGCCGATGATGAGAGACCCAAGAGATGTAAGGACACCAATCATGCTGCCTCCTCGTAGATAGTGAGATGGAATTCGTTTACGTCCCTGGTCGCTTCCATGAACTCGGCGTGCGCCGCCTTGCTGGACCACACCGCAGGGACTTCAACCGCGCGGCTCGTGCCGAGCAGGACGCAGCCCTCGGTGTTGCTGGGGTAGTTCCCCCAGTGAAAAAGGATGTGGGTGCGACCTTCCACGCCGGTGATTTCGAAGGTCTCGCCGTATTTGGGCGAAATCACCCGGCGGCAGACGTACTCTCCGGCCGGAATGCAGGAGATGGTCTGGACGTTGTCCATCCAGGGATTCTCCAGCGTCTCATGGCGCTGAACGACTCCGCCTTCTTCGTCGTAAAGAAACAGCTTGCCCATGGAGACCCGCTCGTCCATGACGTCGCGGATGAGTTCGGCGCGGCTAATCATTCATCGCCCCCTTGCAGTCGCCGGTCTCGGCCACGTCGCGGAATCTCTCCACTCGGGAAAGCAGCCACAGAGGCATGCGGATGCCCAGGGCGGCGAGATGAACGGAGACGGACAGAAACTCGCACACGGCGAGGTAACAGATCATGAAGTCGCGCGCCGGGCTGTCGAGCCATGGGATGGCTCCGTTGGAAGCCATGTCGAGAAAATTGGCGACCATGACGGCCACGGCGTACAGGATGAACTTGTAGATGCCACGCTTGATCTTGGTCACGCTGAGGCACCGGCCACGAAGCGCCCGCGTGAAGCCGAGGGCGTAGTCGGCGACAAAGAGCAGCATCAGCGCCTTGAACGGCAGATCTATCCCCCCGAGCATCCACCCGAAGATGCCGAGAGCCGCCGCGCAGCACGATTTGAAAGTAACCTGATCCAGCATGGTGCATATCCAGTTGATGGGGTTCATGCGCTGTTTCCTGTCGCCGTCTCCTCCAGGCGGCCCGGCCGGTAACGGTGAGACCGGGCCGCCCTCGAGGAGGATGGTGGTTAAGGCGTTCTATTCGGTTTTCAGGCTCTCCTGGATCTCCACAACGGAGTCCTTGAGAGAGGGGGCCTCGAGGTCGAGTTCAAGGACGGCGTCCTTGAGGGAGGTGTAGGCGGCTTCCAGCTCGTCGAGCCGGGTCTGGACGTCGGCGGGGACTTCGGGGGCCTTTCCGGCCTTGGGCTGCGCACGGACAACCGTGGTCCGCTTGCCGTCCAGGGACATGAGGCGGAACTTGCCGCCCGGCAGCTCGGCATTGAGCTTCCAGGTCTCCTCGCCGTGGGTGACGTAGTCGCCGATCTTTGCGTTCTTGGCCATTGGTCAGCTCCTCTAGGTCAGGATGGTGTCGTAGAAGAGGAAGCCGGCGTGCGGGCAGCAGATCTTCATGTCGTAGGACTCGGCGCACTCGACAACCCACTGCTTCGGGCTCTTTTCCCACCACTTGCGCACGATGCGGGTGGCTTCCTGCTCGAGGATCTCGTCCGGGATGTCGTCGCCGGTCAGGATCTCGTTGAAGATGTAGCCGGCGCTCGGCACGTCGATGGCGCCCTCGCCCGCCGGGGGACGGTAGGACAGCAGGGCGGAGCCCTTGCCCGTGTTCACTTCCCACGGATTGACGATGTTGAACTCGTCGCCGGCCACGGTTTCCTCGGCGTCCGAGTAGACCGAATCGGCGATGATGACCTCTTCCAGCTCGAACAGGGCGGCGATCATGGACGGGGTGACGTCCGCGGGCTTGCCCTGGGTGCCGCTGTACTTGATGCGGTCCAGCAGCGGGGAGCATTGCTTGGCCTTCTTGAAGGTGGTGAAGTCGACGGTCAGGACGTTCGGGTAGACGCCGATGGCCTGCTTGACGGCTTCCTTGCCGTCCAGGATGTCGGAGTAGAACGTGTTGGTGGCGTCGGTGGGGGCCCAGCCGCCGGCGATGTCCTCGGTGTTGGTCCAGTTGCCGGTGTTCATGATGATGGTGGCCAGGTCCACGTCCTTCTTGAGCAGGACGGCGTTGGACGCGAAGTGGGTGCCGGTTTCGAGCGGCTTGAGCGGGTTGTCCGCCCGGCGGATCGTCTCGATGGGCACCTCGTGGGCGAGCGCGATCTCGTCGCAGGAGTATTTCTGCGTCGCGATCTTGTAGCCGGAGCGCTTGGCGTTGGAGCCGGGCCCGCGGCGACCGGCGATGATGGCGTAGAACGCGCCGCGCAGGAACTCGTAATAGTAGTCGCTGGACTTCTCCACCTTGATGGAGGGGAAGATGCGTTCCGCGATGAACTTCTGCGGGCGATGGCGGATGCTGACGTTGGAAAGCGCAGCATCGACATGCACGTCTTTGGAAGTCGGGGTAGGCATGATTGTTACCTCGTTGTTATCGGTTGCTGCGCTAGAACTCGGCGTCCACGAGCAGGACGGTGGCCACGTCGTCCTCGGACGGGGCGGCCATGAGCACGCGGGCGCGCACGTTGTCGGCAGCCGTGTCGGCTGCGATGCCCTTGCCGTTGTCGCTGGTCGAGACGTGCTCGATCTTGACCTTGTCCGCGCGGGACAGGCCACCTGCGCCGGCGGCCAGCTTGGAGACGCCGGAGACGCGCACGACTGCGGTCTCCCCCGCCTCGGGGTTGTTCTGCAGGATGCCCACGGGCCAGTCGGTGGCCGCGTTGGACATCTGGACATCCTCGTCGCCGGCCAGCGTCACGAACCGGTACTGATGACCGGACAGATCCTCGGCAGCAACGAAGCTCAGGTCGATTCCGGGTGCGGAATAAGCCATGGTTGTTTCCTCCGGGAATGTGGCCGCTAGACCAGGGATTCCTTCAAACGTTTCTTGAGATCCGGATCCTTGGCCAGGACCTTGTCCTGGGCTTCGGTTACGGAGATGCCTTCCTCGGCGGCCAGCTTGGCGGCCTTGGCGGCCAGTTCGCGGTCGGGGGTCTTGGACTCGGCGTCCGGCACGGATTCGTCGGGCTCGACAGCGCCGACCGCCTCCGGAGCTTCCTCCGCCATTTCCTTCAGCGCGTTGCTGCGCTTGGCCTTCTCGGCCTGGAAAAACTTCATGCCGGCGTCGGCGGCGCTGGTGCCGTCGTTGATGCAGTCCAGAGCCACCTGCTGGTCGCCATCGGCCTCGATGATGGTGATCACGCGCTTGCGTTCGACCTTGGTGCCTTCCTCGACACCCTCGGCCTTGCCTCTTGCCGTCAGCTGTTCGACCAGATCGGGGCGGTGTTCCTCGAGCTGCTCGACAGACAGGGACGCGTAGTCCAGGCCGTTGGTGTCCGGCCCTTCCGGCGCGCTCTGCTTGGGAGTGGGCATTGTGCTGCCTCCTTGGGTTGTGGTTGCGAGCTGCCTGGCCAGGGCCAGAGCGGTCTCCATGTCGCCAATCTCGTCGACGAGCCCGGCCGTGAGTGCCTGTTCGCCGATGAAAATTTTCCCGTCCGCCATCTTCTCAAGGACGGTTTCCGTCGATACCCCGCGGTTGTCCGCCACCGCGTCCACGAACAGGGAGTAGTAGTGGTCGAGCATCCCCTGGAGGTAATCCTGGCCCTCCCGGCTCAGGGGCTCGACGTTGGTCACGATGCGTTTGTATTTCCCGGCAGTCAGCCAGGTGGCCTTGACGCCGGCGCTTTCGAGCTGCTTGCTCTTGTCCACATGGAGCATGGCCACGCCGATGGACCCGATCTCGGCCGAGGGCGAAGCCACGATTCTGGCCGCTGCGGAGCCGATCCAGTAGGCGGCGCTGGCCATGAGCTCGGCGGCGAACACGACGATGGGCTTTTCCACGTTGCCGATAGCCTCGTTCAGTTCGGCCAGGCCGTGGACGCTGCCGCCGGGGGAGTCCACTTCGAGAAGAATGGCCTCGACATCGGGATCCGCCGCAGCCGTTTCGATATCCTTGCGGAGCAGCTCCGTGGACGTGCCGCCGGAAAAGCGCATGAACATGTTCATGCGCCTGGCGATGGTGCCCTCCACGGGGATGACGGCCACGCCTTCCCTGACCTGGTAGGGTTCCGGTTCGGCGGGGCGCTGCGTGGCCTTTGCCTCGAAGGCCTCGACCAAGCCCTTGCCGTCCCGGACGTAGTTCTGGAACAGGACATCGAACTCGGCCAGCTTGTCCGGATGCAGGGCCCAGGCCCCGGAGATCAGGTTCCCGACCGCGCGGGGGTGTCGAAATTCGCTAGGCATCCTCTTTCTCCTCTTTGGTTTCCTTCTTGGCCTTGATGCCAAGATCGAGGCCGAGCTCGGCGGCCTTCGCCTTTTCCCGCGCCCGCTGCTCGAGGACCTCTTCCCAGTCGCGGCCCTGGGCGGCGCACTCGTCGGCCAGGGTGGACAGGCCGGCGGCGATCGCGTCATCCGAGGACTGGACCTCCTTCACCGGGTCCACCCAGCCCCAGCCGCCGCCGATCCAGAGGGCGCGGCAGTATTCGTGCTTCTTCTCGTAGAAGTCGGGCGCGTCGAACTTGCCGCGCAGCCACGCCTCCTCGAGAACCAGTTCCCACACGGGCTGGCAGAGCTTGCGGGCCAGCCACGTGCGCCAGCGCTTGAACATGCGACGGCCCTCCAGGAGGGCTGCCCGGGCGGACGAATAGTTGGTCTTGGAAAAATCCTTGGTGAGCTGTTCGTAGGAGAGCCCCAGCGCCATGGACATGAACCGGAGCATGGAAGCGACAAAGGGCTCGAAGGCGTCGCCGGGGCGGCGCGGGTCCACCACCTCGATGGATTCGCCGGACTCCAGGTGGGAGACCATGCCCGGCTTGATGGATTGGACCCGCCCCGAGTTGCGGTCGGTGACCATCTTTTCGAGCAGTTCCGGATCGGCCTGGGCCAGCGCTTCCTCAAGGGCGTCCTCGTTGTGGGTGACGAACACGGCCAGGCAGGCGGCCACGCGGGCGGCCACGACTTCGGCTTCGAGATAGTCGGCCAGCTGCTTAAACAGACCGACCAGGGCCGCGAAATGGGGGACTCCGCGCATCTGCCCGGGCCGCTTGGGATTGTAGATATGCAGGACCTTGGGACGGCCCATCTTGTCGCGTTTGGTGATGCCGGAGAACTCGATCTTGTCGCCGGGCTTTTTCCTGGCCTTCTCGATCCAGTACCGGAACGGCCGGTTCATGGCGTCGAGCTCGATGCCGGTTTCCGGCACATCCTTCTGACCACTCGGCTTCTTGAGCCGGTCGATCTCGAGGACCTCCACGGCCCGGCCGAACGGCCGCCAGGAATCGGTAATCCAGGTCGGAAGAACCAGGAGCTCGCCGTCCTCGACCATCTTCCACAGGACCATGAACTGAATGTCGTCGAAATGCTGGATGTCGTAGGCGTCAGCGATCGGACACCACTCCTCCCACACGGACTCGGCCTGCCTGCGCAGTTCGTTGGCCTTCTCCTCGGAGATGCCGAGACGGTCGGCGCGCAGCTTGGACTGCGGCTTGAGGCCGGTGCCGACCACGTTCTGCGCGATGGTGTCCGTGGCACCGGATGCGATGGGATTGTTGCGGTTGAGGTCGCGGGTTCGCTGCCGCAGGGCGTTGAGTTCCCAGTTGGAGGGAGTGGAGGTGTCCCGGCCCAAGATCCAGTCCATGGTCAGCCGGGTGTTGTCCGCTCCGCGATACATGCCCCCGGCGAGCTGGAACTGCGTCCGCGCCTTGCGCCGGGCCAGGGCTCGCTTCGGAGCGAACGGCTCGATGAGGGTGTCGATGAATGCGCCGAGTCGGCTCATCATTCCCTCCCGAAGCCTGCCAGGTTGGCCCGACCGCCGGTCCTGGAAACATCGATGCGGCTGATGCGCCGCATGATGTCCTTCTCCTCGGCAAGCAGGGTCGCCAGCGACTGGCGCTCAACGGAGGATCCGTCGCCGGAAGACACCGCCCTGGCGTCCCTGGCCCTGGTGATGGCGGCCCGAACTTCGGTCAGGCGGGTAACGAGATCATCTCGGCTGTCGATGGGCAAGGAGTCCTCCGTGGTTGGTTTTCACCATGTCACCACGGAGGCTACCCCCTGTTTTTGGCCGGACTCACGAAATGCGGTGAAATGCGGGAAATGGGTCACGGAATGTCATGAAATGCTGACATTAACTATTGACACGTTTTAATGGCTGCCAAATCCGAGCTTGAGGCGGTCGTCCCACCACCGTTCGATCTCGGAGCGCTTGGCATACCACGGTCCGTCGCCGGTGATGGTCCCGTCCCTCTTCTTGGCCGGGAACTCCAATGTCCGGATCGCATCCAGGACCGCATTCCTGTTTATCCGGGCCGCCTTCGCTATCTCTTCCATTCCTTTCAGCAAGTCGCTCATTCTATTCTCCAAGCCAGTCGTCAGAGGTTTCAACCCAACCGCCCAGGGACGGCGCCGGTTTCGGCGTTGCCTTGGCCTTTGTCTTCACGGTTGACCGCTTGCGGAATTCGATCCGCTTCACCGCGGCGGCCACCAGGTTCATGTAGCTGCAGTCCCATGCGTGGTTCGCCTTGTGCTCGGGGCACTGCCAGAAGCCGTTGTCATCCACGTATTCCACGGTCATCTGCTTGCACCAGTCGCTGCTGGTCTCGCTGTTGAGGTGCCATGCCCCCGGATCCGCATGGCTGACCTCGAGCAGGGTGGAAAGCCGGTCCTTGTACAGTTTGGAATCCGCCTTGAGCAGCTTGAGCCCGCCGGGGATGGGCTTCCTCCGCCCCTTCTTGTCCGGCGGGTAGAAGTCCAGCATGGAAAAGTCGTGCGGCTTGCTCATGGTTCGCTCGCCCTTGTAGGCGAAAACGCGGCCGCGACGCGTGCGGGCCCAGTCGTAGACGGCGCTCGTCCGGTGTCCGCCCGAGTCGATGACGGCGAGCTCGATTCGGTACTGGTTGCCGTCCACGTCCGCCAGTTCCTCGTCCCACAGGATCTCGTCCAGGCTTGCGAAGGTCGTCACGAACCCTGACCGGATCTGCCATGACTCACGCTGCAGGCCATATCCCCATGCGCGGATCTCGTAGAAGAAGCCGTTGTCCTGGGTGTCCACCGCGGCCGTGATGCCGGCCACCACGCCGCCGGACGGAACCACGCCCATGGGCCGCTCGTCCTTCAGCTTCTTGATGCGGTCCTCGTCCCGCTCCACCGTGTAGTCCTGCCACGGTTCGGCCTTGTAACCGTTCATGAAATCCTTGAGGTTCTCCTTCCATTCCGATCCGCCGATGTCCTTTTGCCCCTTGAGAAATGAGGCAACGCATTCGGCCAGCGTCACGAACCTGGACAGCCATGCGGGGGTGTGAAATCCGATCTTGCGCGGCCGATGCTCCCGCAGGTAGGCGAACAGCTCGGCCCCGGAGACCAGGTCACGCCATTCCCCTCCGGCTACGGCATCATCCCGATCCTGGTCGTCCCACTGGCAACCGGAGAATTCGCACTCGTAGTGAACCAGCTCCTCCACGGTTTCGATGCGCTCCGGATCACGCACATTCTCGGGCCACTTGAACTGGTCGAACTGCATGAGCTGCATGTGTCCGCACTTCGGGCACTTCACGAAGTAGTGGAACACCACCTGCGCCTCGTTGTTCAAGGCCATCCAGATCTGTCCGGTCTCGATGGTCGGGGACGAGATCTTGAATATCTTGCGCGTCCACTTGTAGGTTCTGGTGCGCTTCTCGCCGAGGGCGATGGGCCCGGCCTCCTTTTTCGAGGACACCGTCGGATATTTGTCCACCTCGTCGAAAATGATGGTTTTGATCGGCTTGTTGGCCAGGCTCGACGGCGACTTCGCCCAGGCCAGATGGATCGCCATGTGCTGGAGGGTCGTGCCGCTCTTGGACATGTCATCTTCATCACCGGTTTTGTACGAGGACAGCCGGGGGCTCGTGTTGATCAGCCCTTCGTTGATGCGCTTGTCGATGTTGTGCTTGGCGGTTTTCTGGTCAGGGTAGACGAGCATCACCGGACCGGGGTCACGGTCGATGGTGTGCCCCAGCTTGGTGTTGACCGCTTCGGTCTTGCCGACCTGCGGCGCAGCGCACCAGATTACCACCTGGACACCGGGGAAATCCGAGCCGTCCAGAATCCCGGTCACATATGGCGCCGAATCGTTTCGCCATGGTCCCGGCAACGCCGAATCATCCGGCAGAATACGGTGGCGCTCAGCCCACACGCTCGGCTTGATCCTGCTGCGCTTGCGAAACATCTTCCGCTCTGCCTTACACGTCGTGAACTCGTACACATCGAGCTCGACCCCATCCGGCAGCCACTCTGCGCTGACTTCTATCTCTCGAACGCTAGTCCTCATCGGCAAACACCACCTTGAACGTATCGGTGCGAGCGTATTCGTTCATAGCCTGGTCCAAGGTGGCATTCAGCTCGGACAGCAGTTCCCCGGCCAGGCTCGGCTTGCCGTTGACGATGTCCACGAACTCGCGGATCCGTTTCTGAAGCGCCGAGCGCAGCATGGAATCCAGAACGCCGGCCCTGGAGCCGAGCTCCACGTGAAGGTCGCTTTTGGAAACGACGCGCCCCTCTTCCTTTTCGCGCTTGATCCGCTCGCGCCGGGCCTTCTCCTGGACCAGTTCCAGTTCAGCATCGGCCTTGGCCTTTGATCGTTCCTTGTCCTCGCGCGACAACGTCTTTCCAGAATCAACCGTCTTGACGTGGAGCCTCGCGTAGGCAAGCAGCGCTTCCGCCTCGAACACCCCTTCGGCGGACTTGCCGACCTTGCCTTCCCTCGTGTGCCGGCTGAAATTCGACTTGTTCGAATCGAACCCCTCGCCGACCAGAAAGGCTATCGCATCCTTTTGCGTCTTGAACGAACGCCGATCCTTAACCATCTTGCGCCTCCTCGCATCGCTGACGAAGTTTGGTGACATACACGGGACCGCTGACGCCGTATCCGAAGACGTCCACGACCCATACCTTCTTCCCGTTCTTGAGCTTCCGCTGGTATGGCTTGTCCTTGCAGAACACCATCACCATCTCCATTTTCCCCCCGATCTTGACGCTCAAGGAAAACCGCGCCCCCCTAACTATTCCTGTTCTGTCAGGAGCAGTTTGAGTCTTTACGATCTTCAGGGCCGCTTCCATCTCCGCCTCGCTGAGCTCAATCTCTTCCTGCGGCATCATCGCGTCTTCTCCAGCGGTTTCATGAAGTTCCGGCTGTTGACAACCAACTCACCCACCTCCTGGATCCACTTCCTGACCACAGGCCGGTGGGCCAGTACGGCGACCCGGCCGTGATATTCCTCAGGTCCCTGACACCCCAGCAACGCGCCGGATTCTCCGACATGGATGTCCGTTCCGCTGACGGACAGGATGACGCGCAATTCCTCGATGTCGTCGGGGATCTGGTATTTCTTCGTCGTAGGCAGAGGCGCGCTTTCTACCGTTCCTTTGGGGGCCAAGGCCGACACGTCGATGGCTGGCGCAGTCAGGGATCTGAGCCAATCTCCCAGGGCGGCGCGGCCGAGCTGCTCGACCAGTTCACCGGGATCCTTGCCCACGGGCACCGGAGTGCGGCGGCACTGCGGAAACCGCTCACCCCACCAATGGCGGAACTTGTTTCCGTGTTTCTCGCCTTTCCCTTGCGGCTCGAAGTCCAGGGCGTTGAGGATGTGCCTGGCTTCGGACAACCACTCGGCCGCCTGGATGTCGGGGTATGCCGTCAGGGTGCCCATGGAGCAGAAGCCGACGCCGTCCACCTTGGCGGCTGCGATGGCCAGCCCGTCCAGGGCGGCTTCCACCACCACGTAGTCCCGGGCGTTAGGCGTGATCATGGTCACTTTCTGATTGGACCCGGCCACAAGCTTGTACTTGTCGTCATCCGGCGGCACGTCAGAATTGGGACGTCGCACGCGCACGGCTGCCAGTTCGCCATCCCGAAAATTCGGAATGACCAGCCCCCGGGGCAGCCAGATGGATTTAGGCCGCCCGTTGTCATTGAGAATGCGCGGCAGTCCCCACCCCTCTCGGCTGCGGTAGTCGCAGGGTGGACGGTTGCTCCGCTGCGGCTTGCCGGCGTGCCACCCCAACCTGGATTCTCGGGCGATGGAGAGCGGCACTCCACGGCCTTCAAGCCACTGCACCAGGTGGGGGTTGTGCTCCAGCTGCGCCGCGCACTCGTTCACGAACTTCAAGGCGTGCTCCCGCCATTTCTCCGGCGGCAGCTCCACGGGCAGCAGATCGGTCAGCTCCCGCCCGACCCTTGCCTGCTGCGGTGCCGGTCTCGGTTTCGGCATGATGCGTTGCGCCGGGGCCTCGCCCTCTACCCCGAGAAACTCGAAAATTTTTGTCCAATCCCACCCTTCGATGTCCACCAACCACTGAATGTAGTCGCCGGAGATGTCGCACTGGCGGCACCAGTACCCGCCACGCGCCCCGGCCTTCACGGCCAGTTCGCCGGAGGGCTCCTGGTCTGGAAAGACGCGGAAGCGATCCTTGCCGCCGCAGACAGGACACGGCCCCTGGTATTCCCCGCGGCCGCCGACGGGGGCTTGGAAGCCTGCGCCACCCACCCGCGCCCGCACCAGATCCACCAGCTCCGGAGCCATCACGCCACCCCCCGCTGCCTATCGTCCGCATGGTCCGCTATGGTCCGGCCAAAGGTCCACGCCTTGAAGCATGGTGTGGCAACGGTTCCGGCAGATATGGGACTATAGGGACCAAATTCTTTTTTCATCTTTTTGAGACCTTTCTGATTCAAGATATTTTTGTATAAGGGATTATACTCCCTACGCTCCCTTGCACGTATCCATTGCCCCTGATTTCAGGGGGTTGAGACCAGGACCATAGGCCGGACGATAGGTGGACGATGCGGACCTTTGCGCTAATCTTCCAGGTGGAACCCATCCTGGTGTTGCTGTTTGAGCTGGAGGCCTATGTAGACCATCGTCCCGGACTTGATCCGCTCGAACCCCTTGTCATTCATCCAGTTCCCGAACTTTTTTTGAGCGGGAGGAAACTTGCCGACCCGCTTGTGGTACCACTCCTCGAAAACGCTATAGATCTTGGACGCACCGACCCTGAGGTTCTCGCCGATCTCACAGCACTCGAAGAGGAATTCGCCCAGGGTGTCCTCGCCTTCACGGTACTTGTCCGTCGCCTCAGTCACGACCCGAGGCGGGCAGAGTCCGAATTCCTTCCACGCCAGGTACCCCTCGACCAGCCAGGCCAGAATCCCAGGCAGGCAAGCCGCCAGCTTCTTATCCAGATCGGGATCTATCTTCCGCTCCCATGGCTGGGTCGGTTCGCCATGGACGAACGAGATCCGGTGCGGGATGGCCATGACGCGCTTCCAGAACGCGTAGTCCGTGGCTGGCGCTGAAGGCAGGTTGTTCGTCAGCAGGAACATGAGGTGGGTCGGGTCGAACGTCGTCGGATACTTGTCGTTCGGATGGCGGCCGGTCAGCGGGTCGCCGCCGGTCAGCCACTTGACTCGCTCAATGGAGAACTTGCGCCCTTCGGCAGTCTCCGATGCCCAGGCCAGGCGCAGCCCCTTGAGAGACATGATCGACGGCGTCGGCGAATCCGCCGAGCGGTTCACTCCCTGGTCGAGCAGCAGCTCGGCAGGCAGGCCTCCAGCCAGGGGACCGAGCACGGAATAGATGGTGTTGAGCAGCGTCGATTTACCATTGCGGCCGCGGCCGGTCAGGATCGGCAGGATGTGGTGCGGCGTTGCTCCGAGCAACGCATAGCCGAGCAACCGCTGGGCAAACTTGATCAATTCCGTCTCGATCTCGTTCGTCTCCGGGTTGGTGTAGACGCCGTTCAGAAATTCGATCCATGGTTGGCGGTCAAAATCCGCCCCCCTCCACTCCACAGGCGCTGCGCGAACCATCCAGTCCTCCGGACGGCCTGGGCGGAACTTGCCCCCGTCCTCCAGGTCGATGATGCCGTTGGCCACGGGCAGCAGGTGGGGGTTGTTGTCGAGCCAGCTGGACTTGCAGTTGAGCGGCATGCCCGTGATGGAACGGGCCTTGGTCAACACTCCGGACTCGCGCGTCGGCGACCGCAGCTGGCTGATCCGTTTCTTGACGCTTTTGGTTCGCTCGGCGAGCTGGCTTTCAAGGGAGTTGATGTCGCCCTTGATGTGCGCCTTGACCGAATCTTCCGTGGCCTGCTTCAGGTCGTTCTGGAGGACTTCAATCCGCCGCCGGAACATGGAGACCGTCGTCACCTGGTGGGCGTGCCAGTAGGCAAGCGCCACGTGTTCCACCAGGGAGTGGGCGTAGACGCTGGCCTCGTCCATCTCCCAGTGATGGCCGTTGAACCGGAGGGTCTCCGGCGTCTTGCGGTCGCCGCCGGTGGTGATGTTGATGGCCATCTGCCCTCGGTGCATGGCTGCGTATAGCTCGGCGTCTCCAGTCACGTTGCGGCTCATGCATTCCAAGATGAAGGACGGATCGAGGTTCACCCAGGGCGCCATGAGTTCCGTCTCCACAGGTCCGCCATTCGGCTCGGCCGGATCGGCCGCAGTCGGGGCCGGTGAGATCAGCGCCTCCAGCTCGGCCCGAAGTCGGGTCAGCTCACCGAGCGTCCTCTCGTCATACGTCGCGCCCGGCTTGACGCAGACGTCCCACACCCCGTCATCGGTTTGCCGAAGCTCAAATCCTTCTGGCAGCTCCAAGTCAGGCCGCTTCAGCATGCTCTTATCGTCAGACACGAACACTCCTCATCGAATCAGCCGCACCGGCATTCACATCAACGCAGCCACCACATCCAAATAGAATCACAACGAAATTCCCATTTTCCCACCCAACAAAAATCCCCCATGCGAAGAAGGCCCGCGCTGATGGCGACCCCTGTATCTGAGGCCCTAGGAAGGACCCGTGGAGCCGCTTGGTGCCATTGGATGATTGGCTTGATTCCCTTTGGAGGAGAGAGGGG